CCTTGCTTGTAGTCTCTTTAGCCTTACCACCCATAGTTTTTCCGTACATAGTGTTCCCCTTATTTCCAGAGTCTGTCAGCAACAAAGGTAATCACACCGCCCATAAATGAAGCGATTGTCATACCCATCCAAAAACCACCTTTGCCTTTGTTGGCAAGTTCAAGCAATGACTTAACATCTACACTAAGTTGTGAAACTTGACCATGTAGAGACTCTACTTGAGCCTCTAACCTACCAAAATCTCTTGCGTCAATTTCAGCCATTTGCTACCTTTCGGGGTCTTCCCATACGCTTAATTGTTGGAATTACAGGCGCAAATGCGGTATCTGTACGTTCAGAATCAAATGATTCTATGGTTACTTCTTCTTCATCAATCCTTACATACCCCTGATGACCCTTCATAGAGTCAATATCATGCTGATATGTAAAAGTTACAGTGTTACCTGACTGAAGACAACGAAAAGTAGCCATAAAACCCTTAAATGAGAAAGGGGGGACTAGCCCCCCCTATCCTTACACCATACGGACAATAATAATATCCATAGTGGCTGATGCCAAGTCTGCTGTAGAACCTGACTCGTTTTGGATGCGGAATTTGACTGTGTTTGCGGCACTGACATAGCCAGTAACTGTTAAACCAACCAAATCTACAGCCAAAGATGCACAAAGAACCATGTCACCCAAGGCGACACCAGCCACTGTTACATCATCTGTCTCACCAGCACCATCGACTAATGAGCCAGCATTTAAGGTGCAAACAACTGACCAAGTATCAGAGAATAAACCCCGAAAACTGTCATTACCTCTGCGTGTTACAACTGCACTTGCTGTTGCCATTTTGATTTCTCCTAATTAGGTTAAAAAAGTCCCCCCACCACTAGGGCAGGGGGCGCAACTGCAATTAGGCAGGAACCAACAAAGCGAACATAGATGCAGACTTAGCCGCACCAGCGCTTGCCGCCGCACGGAGAATTTGAACTCCGTAAAGTGTGTCGGCAGTGTACAAAGTTGCAAGGTAGGGCTGTTGGTACTGAACTTGTGAGCGAATAGCCATTTGTTCAACCAAAACCAGTGAGTCCTTATGACCCATCAAGCAAACTCGTGGATTGTTAGTGCCTGAACCTGTGTCGCAGTTAGAAGACACAAACACAGGGATACCATACAAGTTACCGATTTCACCAGTGCGGATAGTACTGTTAGTACCACCAACAAAGGCTTGTTCAGTGTAACGAGCCAAACCCATCAAAGTGTTGCGGCTTGAGGGAGGAATCAAGAAGAAACGCTGATCCATTGGGGTATCAGTGTCATCAAGACGCTGAATGGTGCGGCGAATAGCGGCATCGGTCAATGCTGACTCATTGTTGTTTGCGGCAACATAAGCAGTAGTACCATCACCACCAATGAACGCACCAGTTGCGTAAGCATTAGTACCAGCACCGCCATTGGTTGAACGACCCAACTGAACCAAGTCAGTATCGACTTGTTTAGCCAAAGCGTAACCAGCGTCAGAAGTGTAGAAGTTACGCAAGCTGTTCAAGGCTTGGGCTTCGACAATATCTTCAATCAAACGGCTGTATTCGTAATGCTTGTTAATAGACACTTGAACTTCAGACTCTGTAGCGGCAATCAAGGTGACTGCTGTTTCAGCGGCTTTAGCGGTAGCAGAACCACGGGTAGGTGCGGGAATGTGAATTACATCACCCTTCTTGCCCTTAAAGTTCATCTTCATAACCAAGTTAGCTAAAACGAGGTTTTTCTTGTAGGCGGCTACAATTTCATCACTCCAAATTTCAGGGATGAACTTTTCTGCCGTTGTAACGGTAACTGAGTTACTGGGGGAAAATGCTGTTGCCATGTTAAATCTCCAAAAAACGATAAGTTAAATTATCTAACCCTGCCGTCTTGATACGCTTGCATGATTTCTCCGCTCAACGCTTCATAACGATCTGGGTCAGTCATCTTCAGCCGAATTAGATCAGCCCTTCTGTAGACCCTCTTTCCAGACTCCCCACTTCCACCTACATCGACACTTGCCGCTTTAAGGCTTGACTTTCGCTGAGTTTCCCCTGCATCTGTAGTCTGTTTAGCCTTAATTCCTCGCAACTGCTTATAGGTACTTAACAATTCATTTGCGCTGTCGTAATCAAACTCACCATCAGCTTTTGCATACAAACCAAGGCGAATAGGTGAAGATTTCACCCAATTCACAAAGTCTGTATCTTGAGCAATCTGACCGAAATCAGGATGCTCTTGCGATAGCTTTTGCTGAATCTGCATCTTTTTGAACTCTTGACCCGCTTGGCGAGCCGCAAGTACATCAGGATGGTTATCAACAGTCCTACGAACTGCCTCTTGTGGATTCTCGAAAAAATCTACTTCTGGCTCTTTTTCAATAGGTTGTTGCTTAGAGGAGAGGTTTTGCTTGATAAGTTCATCTGCCAGCTTTCGCACTTCCCCAACTTCCTGCGCTTGCTTTCCAATCAGCTTCTCAGCTTCTTGGTGCATTTTGACCACTTCTTCCAAAGATTTTTGCCTGTATTTCTCAGGCATCTCGGATAAGGGTGCTACTTCAGGTAGTTGCTTCTTTTGCTCAACTGCGTCTAACTCACTTAGCGTCTCATCATCATTGTCAATCAACATATTTCTTCCTTTTCCTGCCGTTCATCGGTTCTAGGACATTCAACTCGGCTTACGCTTGTGAGTTGTGCTTTTGCTCCCACTTCAGTTGATCTAGGTGTTTTTTCTCGAACTTCCCATGCTCTGACGGGAAAGAACCAGACCACCCTTCTAACTTGAAGTTTGGAGCAGACAAAGTGCGGTTGGCTGTTTCTCCGCACTCACACTTAAAACCTGTTGTCTCATAATCAACAAGTCTTTCGGTTTTATGCCCGTTTGCACAGGCAAAATCAAACATTCTTTTCATTCAATTCCTCATACGCTCTTTCGCTGACCTCTTTCAAGGTTTTCAGCCAAGTCAAGATGGAAAGTTCACCTTTTTTGAACATCAAGGTCTTTTCATCAGGAATAACGCTTAGATTATTGAGCGACTCTATCATATTGTCAATATCTATGCACAAATCCTTCCAACCTTCCATCCCCATCATTTCAAAGCGGGATTCATAATACTTTTGTAGTTCAGGATTCATTGTTTTCTCAAAAGAACATTAAAAAGTTGGCGTTTCCAGCACTAGGCGCAGGAGGTGCTGTGAATATCCATCCTGTATTGTTTCCACCATCAGTAGAATTTGCCCCTGCATACCATCCTGCCCCGCCTGTGGCTGTAGACCTACTGATAGACAAGAAGTCTGAACTAACAGTACCGCTTGCTTTAGATAACGTATGGCTTGCGGCAGTTACAGAGCCGATTGTTATCAAGTTTCCTGATGTACCTGACAAGCTGAAATTACTGAACGTGCTAGTTGTCCCTGCCGTAAACAGGATAGACGCTGGTTGAACAGTATTAGTTATGTTGCTAAATGTGTTTGAGCCTGTAATCGTCAAAGCACCAGCACCGCCTTGGTTGAGTGTGCAGTTAAATGTAGAACCCCCACCCTGAAACGACTTAGCGGTTGCGCCAGTCATGGAGATTGTGCCTGTCCCTGTCCCTGCGGTTGTGGTGAAGTTGGTAGGGTTGGAGTTGTTAAATGCAATTGTTGAGGAATTTGCAATAACTAGTGTGCCACCATTAAAGGTTATATTTTTTGTCCCTGCGTTAATGGTAAACCTATCATTAGTGTTAGCGCCGCCAATGGTAAAAGTTTGTCCAAATAAATCTAGCGTTCCATTTGTTAAGTTTATACCTCTAGCTGTGCCTGCTGTTAGTGCATCTTGAAGTTGAAATGTTCCACCAACGCCGTTAAATGTGATTGGAAAATCTAATGTTTTTGTGTTTGTGGTTATTTGCTGAGTACCGCTTGTAGCACCAAACGTCATAGTGCTTCCACTAGCAGTAAGCGTCATTCCAGAAGAAACTTTAAAGTTTCCATATATAAAAACTGACGATGTTGCTCCCAATGTGCCAGCATAACCAGTAAAGTCAACATTTCTTGCAGAATGACCTGAACTCCCTAAAAACGTTAGCGCATAAGTTCCACCAGTAAAGTTGTAACTGATAGAGTTTGCTTCAGATAATGCACCTGTAGATACAGTAATAGCAGTAGAGCCTGTACTTGTGACGTTAACAACTTGTGTGCCTGTTGTAGTTAGTCCTGTAACTGTTGATGTAGTCCATGCAGTACCTGTACCAGTACAAGATATTTGACCCGTACCAAAAGCAATTGTTCTTGTGTTTGAGTTGTTAGAGTCAAATAAACCTGTGCTTAATGTGTATGACTGAAGGTCTAATGTGCCACTAGTTAATGTTGTTGTTTTTGTTGTCCCTGTTGTCAAAGCATCTTGCAAAGTAACTGAACCACTTGGATTGTTAATACTTATTGCTTGAGTAAATGTTTTTGCAGAACTTGTAATTTGCTGTGTTGTTCGACCAGCAAACGTAAGTGCGTTAGTACCTGATATAGTTATTCCTGTGCCATTTATCCAATTGCCATAAATTGATGGTGCAGTTGTGCCTGTTGCCAACGTCATAGTGTTTGACGTTCTCAAAGACATATCTATTGTGCCAATGTTGTAATTAGCGTTAATAGTTATTGTTGAACCTGATGCGGGATATGTAGCCGCAGGAAATACGGCTGTATCTTGTGCTAATGGAAACTGAGTTGCGTCTAATGCACCACCTGATGTAGCAGACCAAGTTCCACCAGTAAGTGAATTACCCCAATCGCCAGTACCAGTCCGTCTAAAATAAACAGTCTTAGCCGCACCAAAAGTAATATTACTATTGCCTTTGCAGTCGCCAAGCCTTGTTCCAGATGCAGGGGATGCCGCACCTGCAATAGTTATATCTCTAAAATCGGTATCAGTAAAAGATACTGCCGCACAAGTTAATGTGCGTGTAGTGCCAAGAGTGTTAGATGCAATAAATATGCGAAATGCAGAAGCAGTACCAGCACTAACTGTAAGTGTGCCGTTAATTGTTTGGTTTGCACTAATACTTAACAAGCCAATACCAACAGTTGTTCTACCTGTTATGGATAGGTTATTGAATGTATTTGCGCCTGTGATTGATGGTGAAGCAAGAGCCGTAGATGTAAACGCTACGTTGTAATAACTTAACTCACCACCAGCAAATGTTGCACTTGCGTTAGAAAGATTAATTGTTGATGTTCCCGCATTAAGTGTTGCATTAGTGCTGGTTGGCATCTCCCAAGCAGAACCACTCCCACTTAAAGTAACTGTAGAAGCATTTAAATTTATTGTTCTTACGTTTGAATTACTAGAAGAAAATTGAAAAGCAGTTACAGAATAATTTCCTGATGAAGAAGTGTCAAATGTTCCGTTTGTTACTGTGATTATTTGACTTGTAGCATTTAACGCACTACCTAAAGTCCATGCACCACCAACACCATTAAAAGTAACTCTCCCAGCAAAAGCAACGCCATTATTCGTTATTGTTTTACCTGTTGTTGTAGCATTGAATGTGGTTGTGCCACCATATGTTGCAGAAAAGTTTGTGGCTTGAAACGTAAGACTACCTGATACTGTCAATCCAATAGCTGACCCAGCAAGGGTCATCGTTCCATCAAGACCTGACGCTGTAAAGTCATTACAGACCCTCGGCGAATTTGCCATCGTGACTGTAAATGCAGTAGCTAATACATTTGAGTTTGCGTCAAAAAATACGTTATCTGACGCTGTTGGGACAGATGCACCGCCAGCACCACCTGATGAGGCAGACCAATTAGTTGTGCTTGTGGAATCCCAAGTGCCTGTTCCAAGAATCCAATAGCGATCAGCCATTAGACCTCCTCAATAGGAGTTTCTTCAACAGGAGGTGCAGTAATCACAGCAACCCAGTTATCAAACCTCTGCTGTTTCATTGCTTCAATCTCAGCATCTGTGAAAGCATGGTCATCTTCTAAATGCAAAGCATCTGAAAATGTGCCGTACTGTGATGAAAAAGAAAAGTCAATCTTCATAGTCATGCCTGTGTGGTTACTGCTATTACATCCCAACGTGTATTGTTAGAGTTGTAAATACAACCCACATACGTTGTTTTGCTTATGGTTGTTGCTGTTGGCAAAGTTACACCAATGACTGTGTAGGTTGCATTCCAAGTCAATGCTCTGCTTGTGCCGTTATCCAACAATCTAAATATTAATTTGTCTCCATCAAGAGGTGTCCCTGTTGGTGCATTAATGGTAAGTCCTGCCGCCAACGCTGTGTATGCGTATACATCACTAGCCGATATATCAGGTGTTAAAGACGATGCTGATGCGGCTGAAGTAACTCTTGGGTCAATCCGCTTGTTTGTTAATGTCTCAGTACCTGTGTAAGTGGCAATAGATGCACCTGCCAATGTAGTAGCACCTGTACCGCCATTAGCAATTGGTAGAGCAGTACCTGACAACGTAATTGCCAATGTTCCACTTGTTGTGATTGGTGAACCAGCAACAGACAAGAATGATGGGACTGTTGCCGCAACACTTGTGACTGTGCCAGTTGCAGAATCATTGGAAGTAATCGTAAAGTTAGGATATGTTCCAGTAATACTAGTCGTACCAGCCCCCGTCAATGCCACTGTCTGATCTGGTGCAGAGTTAGTAACTGTAAAGTTAGGATACGTACCACTTGTGCTAATTCCAGTTCCCGCAGTTAAAGCAACTGTTTGGTCAGGAGAAGAATTAGTAATAGTGAAATTGGGGTACGTTCCGCTTGTGCTAATTCCTGTGCCAGCAGTTAAAACTACTGTTTGGTCTGGCGCAGTATTGGTAATATTTAACGTACCAGATGTAGTAATCGGGCTTCCCGTAATGCTAATTCCTGTACCAGCAGTAGCCGCAACACTCGTTACAGTTCCTGAACCTTTACCATTAAAAGTATTCCAATCGGTAGAAGTCAAATAACCGCTCACAGATGTAGTAGCGGCTGGCATTGATATATCAGGTGTTGCTCCACCAGTTGATGCAACAGGACTTGTTGCAGTTACTGATGTAACTGGGGCAGTACCACTAGATGCGGCAGTTATTAGACCTTTGCCGTTTACTGTAAGGGTTGCATTAGTGAACGAGCCAACATTTGTGTTAACTGTAGCAAGTGTTCCTGCGGCAGTCACATTTGCAGAACCATCAAAACTAGGACTTGTATAAGCCAAGTCACCTGTAATGGCTAATGTTCTACCAGTTGTAAGAGTAGCGGCACTTCCAGTAGTATTCTGGTTCAGTGTAGGAATGTCTGTAGCAACAACTGCCCTGAATGTCGGCACTCCAGCACTACCATTGGGTGCGGCTAAAACGAAATTTGCAGTCTTACTTGCGTATGGGTTTAAAGTATCACCATAACCGGCAGACAAAGAAATAACCGGAGTTAAACCACCTGATGAAGCAACTGGAGATGTTGCGGTAACAGCAGTCACCCCTGCACCACTAAAGTAAGAAAGACTATTCCATAGCGTAGAACCATCACCAAGTTTAAGTTTGGATGTGTCCGTTTCTAAACCAATTTCTCCTTGAGCAAGGAGTGTATTTTCCGTTGTCCATTGGCTTGCAGTACCTCGTCTTAATTGAATTTGAATAGACATTAAGGACTTCCTCCGTCTAGGGCAGTTGTACCGCCATAGATTGAATTATAAAAACCACCATCAGCGTTATAAAAGCCTGAACTTGAGCCAGCACCCGACAATCCAGCCGCACCTCGCTCTCCCTTTTCACCCTTTTCGCCTTTGACTTCTCCAACATTGATTACTTTGCCATCAGACAATGTAAAAACTAGGGAGTCATCAAAATCAACTTTGGCATTTACAACTGAAACACCATCTTCACCATCTTTTCCATTTTTACCAATTGACCCGTCTTTTCCATCACGCCCATCTTTACCATCTTTACCATCACGACCAGCATTACCTTTGTCGCCTTGTAAGCCACGATCTCCCTGTTCACCTTTAAGTTTTTTGACTGTATCAACTTGGTCAGTTAACTTAGGTAATTCTTTGTCCAACAAAAGAGCAATGGCAGATACCTTTGCCTCTGTTGAAATATCAGAAAGAATGACTTTTTTAAGGTTCATTGTTCACCAATGATGCTCTTTAAAAACTCATTATCTTTTTGGCTTTGATTTTGTTTGTCCATCATCTGCATTTCAACAATCTTTGCCTTGTTTTTAATGTCAGACTCTTTCAACATCAGATCAGCAATCTTGACCCTCTTGTCAAATTCCCTTTGATTGGCTTCATCTTCATTAGGTAGATTCTTAGTCAAAGATGCACTCATCTTAGCTTGTACTTCTTGCGGCATTAACTGCGCCTCAACAGACAATTTAGTAGCTTCAGCACGATTTTGCTCTGCCTGAGTAGTCTGAACCGCAATATTTGCTTGAGCCGCTTGCATTGCTAACTCTTGTTGCATCTGTTGCATCTGCTGTTGTTCAGGATTAGGTTGCATCATCTCATCCAACTTGGCAATCAACTCCATTCTGTTGGTCAAACTGCTGTTTCCTATGATGCCTTTGAGCAAAATAGGCAAAACAGGAGTGTTAGCGCCCAAAGTTTGCAACAAACCAATGAATTGTTGCTGTTCATACTCTCTAGCAATGATGCCTAGCGTTGCTGTAGGTATGAAATTCATGTCAACTGAAGGATAACGCTCTGGGTCAAACTGCATGAACCTGAAAGCCGCCTTCTTGATAAACGGGACAAGGAAGTCTTCTTGGAAATTCACCAATGTACGCTTGTATTTCTTGATAATCGAGGCTACAGCCATCGACATACCACCACCATCACGGCTAGATTGGGAAATCATGCCGTTAGAGTCCAGCGTACCAGTTGCTTGTAGCAACATACGTTCAAAGTCTTTAGCAGTTGCTAGGTTATTGGGGTCGCTCTGACCAAACTTGAATGGATACAGGATTTCATTGGGGTTGCCATTGGTAAGAATAGCCTTACCAGCCTTAACTTCAAACTTCATACCACGGGGTAAGCGTGTGGCATCCATAGCAACCATAGGGGCAGTGGTCAAAGCAAGTGAATCCAAGTGAGCACGAGTCTGAGCATCAATAGCTTTCTGCATATTGAAGGCTTTTTCCACTGTACCTCGCCCCAACAAGCGATTAGGCACTGTATCGTCTTGGT